CTATCAGGCTCTAAACGTATGCCTTTGTCAGCTAATGACATCAAGGTGCATACCCAAGTGACTGAAAAGAATAGTGAACCTTTCGTAATGCCTGAGTACATAGTGCCTTACGACAGGGAAAACTACTATGATATACCTAGTGATAGGCTCATGTATGATGTCAAGGAACATAGAGTTGTGTTTCCTGTAATACATGAAGGCAGGGTTGTTGATGCCAATGGTAGGTCACTAGGAAAAAGAATACCTAAATGGAAACGATATGGAAAAAGTGACTTGCCTTTTGTCGCAGGACATGGTAAGGTCGCAGTAGTTGTTGAGGATTGTGTAAGTGCTTCCGTTTTAGATAGTGAAGTATATGTTGGGGTAGCAGTATTGGGTACGTCATTGTCAGAATCTCATAAGAAGTATCTCTCACGATTCTCAACAGCAATAATAGCACTTGACCCTGATGCTCTACCCAAGACTATGGCATTTGCAAAGGAACTAAGAGCCTATGTAAATGATGTCAAGGTGCTAAGACTAGAAGACGATTTGAAATATAAGAAGAGGAACGATATAGAAAACTTAATTAACTTAACCCCAAAGGAGAACCAATATGGAACTATCCCTACTACGTAGCTTGATGAATCAAGAGTTTTATACCGACCATCGTGGCTCTAAATGTCCTGACCGACTATTTAGTAAAGATGCTAGGAAGTTAAAGCACACGATTGATTATGCTATGAATAAATATAAACGAGATGTAACACCTGATGAGGTGGAAGCATTGTTCATGGCGAACAATCCATCTATGACTACTGCACAGAAGCAAGGCTATAGTTCTCTGTTCAACACAGTAAAACGTGAGCAACCTATGGGTACTGACGTGGCACAGGATGTGTTGTCCAAGCTATTCCAACAGGTCATAGGTGAAGACATAGCCAATCTAGGATTTGATTACGTCAATGGTGCAGAGAAAAGCCTTAAGCCATTACGTGATTTACTAGAGAAGTATAATGACAACTTCTTGCCTGAAGTAAAGATTGAATGGGATGATATATCTTTTGATACTATCATGGCTAAACAATCTGTACAGATGAAGTGGACATTCAATATACCTGAGATGGCACGTAAGATAGAAGGTGTCAACGCAGGATACCTTATTGAGGTAGGAGCTAGACCTAACACAGGTAAGACTTCTTTCCATGCATCCATGTTGGTAGGACCTAATGGTATGGCTAGGCAGGGTGCTAAGTGTGTGGTGTTATGTAACGAAGAGTCGTATGACAGAGTTGCTTTCAGATACATACAAGCATCGACAGGCTTTCCTAAAGAAAAGATACAGGCTAATATACATGAAGCTAAACGTATCTATCAAGATGTCACTAAAGATGTAAAGATTAAAGATGTTAGTGGCGAAGACATGACTTGGGTTGAGACTATGTGTAAGTCAGAGAGACCTGATATAGTTGTACTTGATATGGGAGATAAGTTTGCTAGGCAGGGTAGCTATGCTAGACCTGATGAGATGCTTAAAGCTAATGCTATATATGCTAGGCAGATAGCTAAGACGTATGGATGTGCTATATTCTATATGTCACAGTTGTCTGCTGAAGCTGAAGGTAGACAGGTTCTTAACCAAGCCATGATGGAAGGCTCACGTACAGGTAAGGCAGCAGAAGCTGACTTAATGTTATTAATAGGACAACCTGCTCAAGTAGAAGGGGTTGACGAACAGTCAACTTTAAGGCATATTAATGTTGTTAAGAATAAAGTAACAGGATGGCATGGTATGATTAATTGTAACCTTGATTATAGAATCGCAAGGTTCACAGCATAGAGGAGTAAGATATGAAACTTACATTAGATGTAGAAAATACTGTCACTAAACGTGATGGTAAAATGTATCTCGACCCATTTGAGCCTGACAATAAACTTGTCATGGTAGGATGTTTGACAGATACAGGTAAAGAATATTTATATAGAGACAACTTCGATGGTGTACAAGGACATCTAGATGAAGCTACTATATTAATAGGACACAATATAGCATATGATTTAATGTGGCTATGGGAGTGTGGCTTTAAGTATGATGGTCCTGTGTTTGACACAATGCTAGGCGAGTATGTATTGCAACGTGGACAGAAAGAACCATTATCACTAGAAGCCTGTGCTGAAAGGTATGAGTTAGATACTAAGAAGCAGGATACCTTGAAAGAATACTTCAAGCAAGGTGTAGGTGTTGATGAGATACCACCTGAAGAGTTGTCTTCTTACCTGTCAGCAGACTTACATGCAACACAGCAGTTAGCAGAGAAGCTAACAAAGAGATTAATGACTAAAGATTCAGCATTGATGGAGTGTGTTGTGCTTACTAATAGAGTCTGTGTTACTCTTGCTCACATATATAATACAGGATTTGCTGTAGATGTAGATAAATTAGATGAGGTTAAGCTTCAGTTCGAGACAGAAAAGCATGAGATAGAGAAGCGACTACAGGTACAGATAAGAACCCTTATGGGTGACACACCTATTAATCTTAATAGTCCAGAGCAAATGTCTTGGGTTATATATAGTAGAAAGCCACACGATAAAACTTTATGGACAAATGCTTTTACTCCTTATATGGATAAGGCACACTTCAATGATGTCGTATCTAAGAACTCAAGCATAGTGTTTAAAACAAAAGCTGTATCTTGTAGAGTATGCAAGGGTACAGGACAGATAAGAAAGGTAAGAAAGAATGGACTTCTTTACACTAATGCACATAAGTGCATACCTTGTTCTGCTAGTGGTTATATTTTTGAGTCCACTAAGGTAGTAGCAGGACTGAAATTTAAAGCACCAAGTTCTAAGTGGATATCTGCTAATGGATTTGGTGTGTCTAAGACGAACCTAGATATGTTACAGAGTATGGCTAAACGTACTAACATGACAGATGCTGTCAACTTTTTGACAGACGTTAAACGTTTATCGGCTTTGGATTCATACCTAAGTTCTTTTGTAGAGGGTATCAAGGCACACGTTAAGACCGATGGTAAGCTTCATGTGAGGTTATTACAGCACAGGACAGCGACAGGTAGGTTTAGTGGTGCAGACCCTAATATGCAGAATATGCCTAGAGGTGGTACGTTCCCTGTTAAGAAGGTATTCGTATCACGTTGGAAGGGTGGCAAGATACTTGAAGCTGACTTTGCACAGCTAGAGTTCCGAGCCGCGGCATATTTATCTCAAGATAAGGTGGCAATGGATGAAGTTTCTACTGGGTTTGATGTTCACTCGTATACGTCTAAAGTTATTACAGATGCAGGTCAACCGACTTCTAGGCAGGATGCGAAAGCACATACATTCGCACCACTCTACGGAGCAACAGGCTTTGGCAGAAGTAAAGCAGAAGCCGAGTACTATGAACACTTTACCAAAAAGTACAAAGGAATCAAAGCTTGGCACTCCAGATTGGCTAAAGAAGCTTTAGAGACAGGCAAGATATCCACACCATCAGGCAGGGAGTTTTCTTTTCCTGATGTACAACGAAGAATGAATGGCACAGTAAGCTTCTTCACACAGATAAAGAATTATCCTGTGCAGAGTTTTGCTACTGCCGACATAGTTCCCATCGTACTTATACAGATGGAGAACTTATTAGCCAACTACAAATCATGTATTGTTAATTCAGTACACGATTCTGTAGTGGTTGATATACACCCTGATGAGATAACGCAGGTGTTATACCTCATCAAACTACTCAACAGTAGTCTCCAATCTATTGTTGAGAAACAGTTTAACATCGAGTTCAATGTACCATTATTACTTGAAGCAAAAATAGGTGATAATTGGCTTGACACTAAAGACGTTAGCTGATATAACTATACAACATTTGACTCACAGAAAGGAGCAATACATATGGAAAATAATAATTTAGTAACGATTGATACAAATAACTACGAAGCTATGGCTAAAGCAATGGGTATAGCAGGTGAAGGTACTAAGTCTTCAGATACTAAGAAGACTCAACAGCTACCACGTTTCAGAATAAACCATTCAGCAATCATGGGTGAAACCAAGATGAATGGTAAGAATGTAAACGTAGAGGTAGTTGAAGGTGGTACATATAAGCTTGAGATACCTGATGGTGATACTTACTACAGTAAGACTGCTAAGATAAGACCTTTCATGCAAAGGTATATGTATAAGAGGTTCGTTAAGAATATGAATGCCAAGATGGGTGAGCCTATGGGCATCTATCATAAGACTGTTATGGCAGATTCACTTAACCTAGATTTAAAAGATAATCAAGGTGGGTTTAACTGTGGTAAACCAGCAGGTTACATTCAAGACTTCAAGGCATTACCTGAGAAGACTCAAGACTTAATCAAGCAGATTAAAAGAGTACGTGTTATCTTTGGTATGGTTGATTTACTTGACCCATGCAATGATAAGGGTGAAAAGATATCTTTTAAAACTACACCATTCATATGGGAGATAGATAATAGAGATGCTTTCAAGACTGTAGGTCAGCCTTTTACTAAGTTGGCACAGTTGAAGAGACTTCCTGTTCAGCATACTATAGCCTTAGAAACTGAAGAACGTAAGTTACCTAATGGTAATGTCTTCTACTTACCTGTATCTACACTAGATGTAGCCAATAAGATTGACCTGTCTGATGAAGACCAAGTTATCTTTGGTGACTTCATGTCATGGATACAAAACTATAATCAATATATAGTGAGTGAGTGGGATGCCAATGTAGGTGGTAATGCAGATGCAGACATGAAAGATATAGTTGAGGACTTTATCGAAGTGGATGCTAACTAATGAATCACCGTGCTGAATTGGCTATACATAAGTTGCTAGAAGATATACTTGCTTCTAAGAAGCAGATGTCAATAGAGACTATTGAAGGTGTAGCATCCGATATAAAGGAAGCTATGGTTCGTCAGTTCGGAACAAAGAATGATAGGAAGGATTTTAAATTACGTATGTCTAACATAGGTAAGCCTTCTTGTCAGCTTTGGTTTGATAAGAACCA